TGAATTGGGATCTTTCATAATTAAGATCATTGTTTTTAATAAGAGATTATCCATTTTGTTTGTTTATACCTTGTATCAATATTTATCTAACGACAAAAGTCAAAAATGGGGTATGCCAATATAAAACCCCCCATATGTTGTGTTTAACTCCTGGAAAACCACTAATTATTACTAACGATAATTAAACGTTACCGATAACAATTAATTATCGGAAAGATTTAGTTCTTGTTTTGTTCTAATCACATATAACTATTGTGTTTTATATGTGCAAGAAATGCAACACCTCTAATGAAATCAACACTTCTAGCTTATTCTGTCTGCCAAGAAATTGACAGAGGTTGTTCCTTATCGCCTTTTATTGTCAGTTCTGCAGCTTTTCCGTATCGTTTTGATGACAATTTACTAGCAGACCATTGACTAGATGCTACTATAATCTTGTAAAGGTTTACTAAATTCTGTCCGGCTTTGCCGTCTATATCTCCTGACTCTATCTTTGCTTCAAGTTCTAATCTTTTATCTTTCAAGTTTGAAAGCTCTAAGTCTATCGCTAACTCTTTTGCTTTCTGATAACGATCCATCAAATCTGAGTCTGCTACTAATTCTTTTCTAAATGAAGTCCAAGTATAATCTATTTCAGGTTTTTCAAATACCTGGCGAATGGTTAAGCCATCACTTAAATAGTCAATAATAAGATCCGTTAATTTCTTTGTAAGTTTTCTTGGTCTTCCAGCCATATCAAATCCTTTCAAAAGTACCCTTTAAACTGTCATAGATAGTTGGTGAGGCGCTAAGAAAGGGAATAAGTAGCGCCTACACCGATGTTGCAACATAAAATGCCTATAAAGGGTTTATAGTGCATAATTTCCTATATCATACTATATATAGTTTACCAATCAAAAAGACCCTTTTTTTTGAAAATAGGTTTGTCTGTAAATGTGAACGGATTTTTTTTTAAGATCCCTTTCTCCATCATATCATTTAAAATAAGCTGAGCAGTATATGAGGGGAACAAGTTGTCTAATACAATGTTAGTTAGAACTTGTGGCTTAATCATTCCCCCATAATAATCATTCCATAACTGCTGTATCAATTCAATCTTTTCTTCTTTTGTGTAATTGTTTGACCTAGTTTTTTGTAATGGTTTGCCTTTATAAGTGTAAGGCAGGGGGGGAGTTGAAGTTAACTTATTCATCAAATTTCTTTAACCTTTTAAACCCCTTATTAGTTATTATATTAGTTAGTCTTTTCTTCTTAATACTACCCAAATTTTGGTTAGTCACATACCCACCATTTGACAGGGGTAAGACACTTTTTTTAGGGATTTTTAATTGATATAGGTTTGCTGATGTTCTTCTGTGGACAACTAAATAACCATTTTTGACAAGTTCTTTTTTGCATTTTTGAAGAGTATTTACAGAAATGTTTAATTTAGCTGTTAAGGTGCTATTTCTTAAGGTTCTATATTTTTCAGATAATGACCTAATATAAGTGAATAGCTGTTTACTATCATTACATAAATCATCATCCCAAATGATTTGATTAGGTACTATTGTAAAACCCCTTTTTGTCATATCCCTGCTAGACCTATATGGCAAATTTTGGGTAATCACAACCCCCAATTTACCTGGAACAAAAGCAGAACAAATATCTTAATAAAAATAATAATATTTCTTGATATACAATACAAATAGTGTACAAGATAAGTATGAAAGCAAATCAAGTTAATATAAACAAAAGGGAGACAATGAACAAAGAGCAAAAAGAAATAGTAAAAAGAATAAATAAAGCATTTTCTAAATTATATGTTTTAAGCAATATCACTTGGACACCATATAGAGATGAATTATTTAAAATGAATAAAAAAGATGAAAAGCAACACAGAGTTGGAGATTGGTATAAATTTCACAAAAATTCAGCTTCAATTAGTGATTGTGCAAAAATGTTTACAGTAAAACATATTGCTGAAAGTTTGCTTAATCCTAATAAATGGAATGTTGAAGACTTATTAAAAGTAAAAAAATCTTGTGTTTATTCTCAATCAATAGTTAAAAATTATGGAGATAAAATTCAAAAGGCTTGGATTGATGAAGATATATTTTATTTAAGAGATTTAGATTATATTTCTTTAGTAAATTGGGAATTGTATCAAGAACAACAAGAAAAAAAGGTTGCTTAAAGACCGAAACACCCTTTTTAGGGTGTCCGTTGTTAATTACAACGCTGATGAGGTCAGAAACAAAACGAAAGGAAGACAATGAAAATAATTAATCATCCTAATATGTCAATAAAAGATATGATTAGTTTAAGTATGTCTTATGAGTCTAATAAAAAAACTTATAAGAAACTTAAAAATGCCAAATTTTGTTATAAATTTATTAATCAATATATTGATAATGAAATTAATGGAAAAGCTACACTACAACCATTAGACGGATATTATTATAAAAATATGAAGTATCAACAAAATGTCAAATTTAATGAAAAAGCTAATACAAAAGATATTAGTAATTTTATTAATTGGATTAAAAAATTTACTTTAAATAAAGTAAAAGTTGTTACTGCTGATGATAATAATAATAATGTTAATTTAGAAATATATTATAAATAGGGGGAATAATGTTATTACACTCAATAATTGAAACAATACCATTAATAATAATCTTTGGCTTTTGGGCTTGGATTATACTAGGGGAGGAAAAATAATGATAAATCAAACTATATATAAAATTAAAAAAGGTGCAAATCTATCAAGAGTAAAGGAAGTTAATGGCAAACTTTTCTCTGATAATATTAAAGCACCTAAAACTTTAACTTTATATAATAAACACTTGTCTGAAGATTTCTATGATGAACAAATAGACTTAGAGTTTTGGGAGTTTAAACATAAAACTTACGGAACTTTTATTGTAGATTCATTGGATTTAACAATAACAGAAAGGAAAATATGAACGAAGATAAAGTGCAACTAGCCATAAACAAATATGAAAAAAGATTTCAAAAATTTATGGCTAAAATGAATAAAGATGTAAACAATGACAAAGCATTTAAATGTCAAGATGGGAATGTTTTTTGTGGTTTTGTTGTTCAAATGAGAAATGAAATGGATAAATTTCTTAAATACGCAAGGAAAGGTAAATAATATGTACGAAGTAAAAATATATAAACAAGGTAAGAAGACTTATAGCGTTAGTTTAATTAGTTGGAAAGGTAAAGAGGGTGTTAGCTTTGGAAAAGCTTTTGATGTTTCAAAGAAGAAAGCAGAGAAAGAAGCCAAAGAAAATGCCGAACTATATAACGCTAAAATAATAAGGGAGTATTAAATGAATAAAGATATACTTTTTGACATAATGCTTATTGTTTGTGTCTTGGGTTACTTAACTTATGTTATAGTTACAGTATGAAACTAGCTAAAACACTAAAGCAAGAATACGACCAATTAGAAGAAGAGGTCAAGCAAAAGATAAGTTATGGGGATTATGTGGCAAATCCTGAACAAGCTAAAAACCTAATTGAAACTATTAAAAATGTTTCAATAGGCAAAAAAGAAATAAGTATTAAAAATAAAAAAGGGATAATGTTCAACTACTTATGATTGAAGCAATAATAGTTTTAGAAGTGATTGCGTTGGTTATTTACTTAAATAAATAATTAACATTTTAAATCAGCTATGGGTCTAAGTTCTTTTATATCCACTCTATAAGCAGGGGGTCTATTAGGATAGCCAAAATTAGTGAGTCTGTCCGGTTCTTCCATAGTAAATGGATACCAACCTATAAGACTAAATTCAAAATTACCCTCATCAATAACAAGGACATATTTAGCTTTCTTTTCGTTAGGTCTTATCAAAAGAAAGTTATTAGGTTTTCTTTTCTGTGATCTTATTTCAATGCCTTTTTGCATATCGGTGTCAGTATATCTTGAATATTTATCAGAGTAAGATCCGTTAAAGTATTGATTTTGTGATTTAGCAAAAGCCAACTCTGCACAAGCACCCATAATTCCTAGTGATAAAGTCTTTTCATCTGATCCTTTATAGCCATAAGAGAAGCTCTTACCCATTTTAAGGTTTTCTATAAATCTTCTTATGGCAACATCTGCTGCCATTTGTATTTCAAAAGGTTCTAGTTTTATTTTCATATCCAATCTATTGTAGGTTTTCCGTTATAATTAACATCATATA